AGAGAATCCACTGTCCAAGGCTCTCCCAACATTTCGAGACGCAATCTCAACCATTCGTGGTGATAGCTGTCTGATGCTACTACTCGCAAGATTCACTATCACACCCTCTGGTTGTCTAATTGAACTTTGTGTTGACACTGGTGCCGATGGCTCACCTTCAGACGACACTGAGGACTTGACCGACTGGTCTTCCATCTCGATGTCACTAAGGCCGTCAAGCAGGTCGTCCATGTCAAAATCTAGGTCGCTCCCATCCATGTCAGCCATCACCTCAGAATCTTCTTCTACCTCGTCATCGTTTTCCACCACCAAGTTGTCGTGAGCTTGATAATAATCAAACATTGTAGTGGTGATGAAATTGCTTGCCCTGAGACCTCTCAGACGCTCTAGAAGCCACACATCGTAACTGATGCTTCTTCCATATAACCTGACCTGATGGTCTTCCACAGTGGTCTGAGACACGATCTGAATCGGGTCAGAATGATAGTACTCTGCCATGATCAAGAACCCATTCTGAGGGACTAACTTTACTCTCATGAAATCCTCTGTGCAGATGTTGTGAAGTTGATAAGAATCCAGGTCAGTCTCATCTGGCTCCAGCAGCTCAAATCTTGTGCCCCAGAGGAAATGGTTGTAGTGAGATCCATTCTTCACAATGATCTCTCGCCCGGAGTTCCCATGGGATGAGGTGATATTTCTTTGCCAGGCCACACAGTTCTCTGTTGATTTGAATTTGCTTTCAGGGAGGGACACTGATAGCTTGAGTGGGTCAACTCTAAGATGTGATTTGGAAAGGCCAGTCTGGAGAGAATGAAGTAGTGTTTGCTGCAAACTTTGACCCTGAATCATGTAGTTGCTGTCTCCGGCCAAAATGTTCACCAGACTTGTGATGTCAATTGCCTTAACATTGCCAGTTCTGATAAGTGCGGGGAGGCCAGGAGAGAGAATGTCCGACACGATTTTTCCATTGAACTTGGCGAGTGGGTCTTCAATTGCTCCCAACACAGCCGTCAAATGTGTGTCCACCATTCTTCTAGGTTCAGCTTCTGGGTTATAATTGTAATGCAATCTGCAACCTGCCATGAAGTTGGACGACAGAAGAATCTCAGCAAAGTTCTTTGTTGGCTGATCCTTTTCTCTGAGTACCAACCTGAAGAGTTGCTTACGAACAGACAACTTGTTCAAAAAATTGCTGTAGCTCATTCTGCACTCCAAAAACATCCAAGGATGAACTTTCGACATTCCTCCTAGCGCCTCGGGCAAATTCACCTCCTCAAATTCCATCAACTTATCGTAGACGTATGTCTGTGTTGTAAACGTTTGTCTCCTAACATGTGTATGTCCAATCCTCGGAACAACGCTCATGTTCGTCGGCTCCAAGTGGTTCATGGTGTCTCTCAAAACCCTCATGTCATTCTCCATTTGAACCAAATCCAGAGGTATTTCGATGTTCAAGCTAGGTAGGTCAGTGGTGAGATACATGTCAGCAAGTGCATGAAGTTCCGAACGAGAAAGTTTGACTTTGTCAGTCATGGTTGAGAGAAGATAAGAATTGATCCTATATAGTCCGACGTCAGATGGAGTTTGTGTGACCATAAAACGTCTGGCTGATCCTTCGTCAACTCCTGTGGATGATTCTCGTTGAGCGCATGCCATCAGGGCAAGTACCAAAGTGGAGCTGTATCTGCTGTGATAAACATCCAGGTAGATGGACTCTGGCGCTGACATGAGATACTCTCGAAGGGCTCGAGACTGTCTAGGTGGCTTCTTGCACAGATGAACAGTTCCGGATCGAGAGAAGCTAGGCTGTGTCAGTCGACCTGTTTCGTCTGTGTCAACAATGATCTCCTGCAGTTCCTTTCCGAAGGGTGACAAGTCCAGCATGCGCATTAGAGCAACTTCGATGTCAGTGTCGCAGTAATTATCAGCCAGAGCCAGTAGAGGGTGACTGTAACAGGACTTCAAAGGATTCGGTCTGATTAATCCTCCAAGTTCCAATGGGATCCGGTAAATGTCCCTACCGTGAGATTTCCAAAGTGATCGGCTCTGATTCTGATACATCGCGAGCAGATTGTTCAAGAGAAACACCCAACATGAACCTATGAAGGACCCTTCTGATCTAAGGAACTCTGACGCCTGGTCTGATGGTCTCTGAGCTACCGGGAAGGGATCGACATCCGGGGACATGTCAATGAAAGCCAGACGAGACTTGATGTCAGGTTTCATCTCTCCCATTGTGGTGAAGAATTCTGAGTTGAATTCAAAGTAAGTTGGGGAGAAGGTTGACTTCTGGAGATTGCGCTTAATTCCAAAAAGTCTCATGACATCTACATGTTGGGAAAGGGTGTCCTTCAGAGTGGCATACATTGGCGCACCAGATGACCTGTCCCATGATTGGATTCTGGCATAATCATCAGATGTGGTGAATGATGTTACTTTTAGGCCTATTGAAGAATGGACCCTCATGGTGATGAAATTGGACAGCTCTTGAGCATCGGATCCCAACACTGAGGATGTCACTCCAAGAATACCCTGATGCATGCTTTCTTCCAGGTGTATGATTTGCTTTTGGTACTGACCCATCTCTTTGTCCATTGTTTTGATTCGATACATGGCTGTCTTGACCTGGTTGGTTAATGGGCTCTTCAGATCAAAGCTCTTGGATGTCAGATAGAGCTCATCAGGAATCTTAAAAACCTTGCTGGTGAACAATGTGAGGCAGTTCCGAAGCATCACTGTGTTGTCGCCAGTGAATCTCATCAGAACTGACTGATAAAAAGCGTGTAGCATCATCGATGGGCCCCAAGCCGTGCAATCAGCGCTGTCGTACATCACAACTCGATCCTTCTTTGTGGCATCTGATCGTCGTTTGGCCATCAAAACGATGTCTCTTTTATCTGACACCTCAATCAAATTGGTGGTGAGTCCCAACCTGAGATCTGTGTCCCTGATGTGTCGAGAAATGTCCTCCACATATCTGCACATTATTCGTGACAGAGCGTTGAGAACAGCAATCTCCCTAGCACCTAGTTGATCTTTGTGGACCATTTTGGATACGCAAGAAGCATGATTGTTGCAAAGCCAAGCTAAAACCACAGACAGGTTCTCAGGCATTGCCACCAACTTGTCCAGCTGACTCATGTCATCTTGGTCGGGCTCTGAATCAGTTGTGTAATTGTAATTCTCAGGGACCTTCGAAGGCTTGCCTCCTTTCATCATTTTGTCCAGAAGCGAAAGGATGGTTCGATAACACTTGCTGTTCTGAGTTGTCTTCACGATCTTCTTCCCAACCTTTTCCTTCTTGGTAACGACCAGCCCATTTGTTTTAGTGTCCCTTACGCTGCCTCTGTTGTTCATGACGTCAGAAACTTTCATCCTCCTGTGGACATCTTTGCAGTTGTATGATCTTCTCGCAGTGTCTCCGATGGTTTTGTCAGAAATGTTACGAACTTTCAGTAACGTTGCAATGCCTCCCAGATATATAGCTTGAGGAGAAGGTGAAAACTGCATGGCCTCACATGTTACGTAATTGAAGCTGGTTAATTCTTCAAGGAGCTCCTTTGTGTCCCTCACATAGTCGTCCTGGAACCGCCCCTCATGCGAAAGTTCAGCTCTCTTCACTGATAAATACTTCTCCCTGGAATCCAGCTGTTTGTTCACGACGAGAGCTTCAGACAGGACCTTCTGATATCTCTGAACTGACAGTGCTCGTGAGTTATAGAAGGAGTTGAAAGTGTGTTGCTGGGATAGATAACATTTGGTCTCATCAGGCATGGCCACGCTCCATCCTTCAACTGAGACGGTCATCTTTAACCCGTGTGTCTCTCTGATCTGTGTTCTGCTCCTGCATAGCAAGCTCTTGGTGGTCCCCATTGCCTTTGAAACCGACATCATGTCAGACATTTTCATCATTCTGACAATGTAAAGTTTTTCCAATGTTGTCTTCGGTGAATACCATTCCATTTTTTCGAATAGTGGCCCAACGCCAGATGTGAAGCCCATACCGTTCACAAAAAAGTATCTGCACAGATCAGCCACCTGAGAAAAAGTGTTGGAATTTAGAAATGACAGCGAGAGAGGGATGATAAGTTCTTGGCTCAGATCATCAATTCTTTCAGGGAAGTGAGTGACACAGGTCTCATAACGAAGAGACATCCAAGAAACAGCCTTATGCAGGACAGTTGTGTTCCAGTCTAACATTGCTGGTGACATGCTCAGAGGTGTGCTGATGGTTCTTGGATGACTTTTAACCCAATTGGTGTCAGAAAGATTGAAATCACCATGAACAATGTACATGACATCTTTGAAGCTGCCAAAAGTCAGAGG